TCCCGAACTCTGCTTCATAAGATGCTGGAACTGTTGTGCTAGTACGGGTGATGTAAGTGCTATCGCTTGAATCGGCGAGCGCCGCATGAACTGAGCCTGAACCACCTGAGATGGTGAAAGCCGAAGCGTTGTTCCAGTCAGCGTTGGGGCGAAGTGTATAGGTAGCCATTATTTGTTAGCCAACTCCTTTGCCAATATAGCGAATGTTTCTTGAATTCTTTGAGTAATGATGTCAGCCTTTTCGTCAATGTTTTGTGCGCCAGTTGTATCAACATTAACAACAAAAGCACCCTGCTCAATAACAATGTTGTTTCCACTAACTCCGCTGATTCTTGCCTGAGCATCTGTAACCTCAGCGATACCCAGTTGAGCATTAGCAATCTTTTGACCGAACGCCGCTTCAGAACCAAACTTACCAATCGCCGCACCAGTAAATCCAATTTTTTGTGTAAGTTCATTGATTTGAGCAATAGCCTCAGCACCGCCACCGAGGATTGACGCCGCTAGTTGAGCGCCCTTAATTGGTCCTGATTCAACTAAATCTTGAATTGCCTTAGCGTCGAGACCTAATCCCTGAAGAGTAAGAATTTGATTAGCAAACTGTTGGCTTTTATCCAAACGCATCCGCATATTTTCAATAAGGGACTTAGCCTTTGGAATAAATCCGTCAGGAAGTTCTACTCCCTTAAGACCTGCAAAACTTAAAATTGTGTCCTTAAGTGAATCGGCAAATTGTTTAGCCGCATCTTGTAAGTCTGTAAGCACATCACGCATTGACTCGATACCAGCAGTCATCGCATCACGAATCTTCTTCATCAAATCTGCTGAGTTTTGAAGTTCGTTAAGGGTGGCATCATCTTCGCCGTTCATACCCTCTAAAGCCTTAGCGCGCTTTCTCTCTTCTTCAAGAATATCGCCGAAACCTAAGCCCTCTTTCAGTTTATCCGCCAAATCACCAAAAGCGTCTGTAATTTTTCCAAGCACATTGCCAGTAGTAAATGACTTAACTGCTGAAGCAAAACCAAGAATTGTTTCGCCAGCCTTGAGGCTAAGTGAACTTAAATTTTCAACTAAGAACTTACCAACCTCAACATCTTTAAGCCCTTCCATAACATTGACTAATTTCTCAAGTTGAGGAATAGCAAAATCAACTACATCCCCAATAAAGTCACCAAGTATGTCGCCAACTTCAAATTGTTTTAATTCGCTTACAAAATCTCCGACCTTACTTACAGCCCCGCCAATAAACTTTGAAGCATCTGAAAGCATTTGAACCAGTTCGGTTCCTAATTTGATGTCACCAGCCTCAATTATTGTTTCCCCCGCTTTTTTTGCAAAGCCACCGATGCCAGTCAAAGCATCGGATACAGATTGAATTAAGGCTTCAGCAATAGGAACTTTAGTAACCTCAAGGATTGTGTTACCAATCTTTTGAGATACAGAGCCAATCTTGGACAAACCGCTGGAAATAAAATTAACTAAATCAGTTCCAAATTGTTTTTCGCTTAGACCGCTTGCTGACTTACTTACAGCAACAAGACCGTCGCGAACTTTTGCAACTTTACCTAATAGGGAATCAAAGGCTCCATCTGAAATAACTTGTTTAGTAGCATTTGTAATTGAAGAAGCAAAAGAACGAATAGGTGTTGCTAACCTACTTAAAGTCGATTCAGCAGTCCTACCCATTTCTCTAAATTCTTTTGCGGCCGCTTCGATTGGTGGTGCTAAATATCTTGTAAGCGGATTTGACCTAGCCGCCGCCGCTATTTTTTCAAAAACATCAGCAATAGCATCCGCTACGCTTTTTACAAAAGCGCCAAATTTTTCTAACAATCCAGCAAGGAAATTAGGAATAAACGCTATGGCTTTACCAACACCCTCGGCGAATTTGTTAAATAAATTAAGAGCAACCTCTAAAGCCTTACGGGTACCATCTAACCAGTTATACAAAGCCCCTACTACTTTGGCGAGGAAACCGCTTACCTTTTCAACCAAGGTAAAATAAACGCTTGCAATAAAGTTAATAATTTTAGCAATGCCTTTTGCTACTAACGAGTTAGAGTCAAGCAGGTCACCTAATAAACTTATGAAAGTTCCAATGTACTTAAAAATAGCACCAAAAACCGTAAAGAAGGCATCAACTAAAAAGTCAAGAATCTTAGCAATTAACATACCTACTAGGTTGTTTGTATCAAGAAGATGCCCAAGGAACTCAATAAAAATTCCGATGTACTTAATGATTCCACCAACTACGGTAGCAAAAGATTTCCATAGGAAGTCAAGAATCATTCCAATAATTTTGCCTACTAATCCGTGAGTATCAAGCAACATACCTAGCGCCTCAAGGAAGAAACCAATGAACTTAAGGATGCCACCTATAACTACCGCAAAGGCTTTGAACACAAAGTTCATAACTGCTCGAACTACTTTGCCAAAGGCTGTCTGTCCGCTAGTAACATACTTCAAGGCGTTAAGGAACATCATCAGACTCTTGACTACGCCAATGACTACGGTGAGAACGGTCTGATAAATAAACTGGAATACAGAAATCATGGTCTGACCAAAGGCTGTGGTTGGAGAAATTGCAGTACCAAAAGCAATCAATAGATTGCCAAGCCCAGTTAAAATCCAAGCCAAGGCTGTTCCAACTGCCTGAGCAACTGAATTAAATACATTTGTTACTACTTCGCGGAATGTCTCGCTGTTTTTCCAAGCATAAACAAACGCCGCGACAAGAGCAATGATGCCAGCAACAACTAAAAAAGTAGTAGAAGTCACAATAGCAATGGCTTTAGCCAATCTTAATTTAGCCGCTGTTAAAAGACCAGTCGCCGCTGTTGCTAAACCTACTCTTATTTTCAAAGCAATATAACCAAGGGTGACAGCGGTAAGAGCAGTCACTACTGTGTAAAGAATAGTTTTATGGTCTCTAAAAAATTTAGTAGTGCGCTCAATAACTTTGGCAACTCCATCGATTGCCTTAGCAAAAATGCTTACACCAACTGCTAAAACTTTAGTAAAGACGGAAGCAATTTCTTTTGCAACATCAAGTAGTGGACGAAGCGATGCAAGCAATCTACCCATAGCGGTTTGAACTTGGGTTGATGTCAAAGCCATAGCAACAAATCCGACGGCTACTGGGTTAAGCATTTTAAGAAGATTGCCAAAAATAGGAATGTTTCCAAAAACATTTTTACCAGCCATGGTTGCAAAGGCGGTTCCAAACCCTGCCACAACTGGAAGAACCATTTCAAATTTACCAGCAAGGTCCTCTACTTTAGTACCAGTCAAATCCATGCCGTCAATAAACTCTGTAAATTTATCTACAACAGTAGCAATAGGGGTTGTAAGTTTTACAAATACTTTTCCAATAGCCTCGACTACTTTTTCTAATTTTCCGCCTGAACCAACGGCTCTAACGATTGCCGCTTGAAAACCGTATGCTGATTTAATAATTGGACCAAAGCCTTTAAGAAGCGCCGCGCCCATAGTTACTTGTAATTCTTTATTTAGTTGGCTAAATTCTTCAACTAATTTTGCTGGTGATTGTAAAGACAAAGCAAAGGCACCCGCCGCTTTGGTTCCTTCTTTAAGTACAAGATTCATAACCGCTTGACGGCGTTCACCCATAGTTAAATCTTTAGCCGCTTTTCCGATTGAACTTGCATAGCGTCCATAGGCTGTACCCGCGTCTGTCGTAATACCTACTTGACGCAAAATTCTTGTGTTACCAGTTGTTATAGCCATGGTTAAAGAACTAAGTGCTTCTTCACCACTCATTGAGGATGCTACGGATAAATCTTGAGCAACTCGAGCAATATCAGCAGACTTTGATAAATCTATATTTGATTGAGCAAATTTTAATGTTGTCTTTTGAGCCTGAGCCGCTTGGATGCCGACTGTTCGCATCGAATCAGATGCTTGCTTTAATGCCTCATAACCTTTACCGCTAGATGCTCCGACTGCTTCTAACGCTAAATCTAAACGCTCAACCTCTGCGGCCGCTTTGAAAGATTTCATTCCAAAAGCAATAAGTCCAGCGATTGCCGCACCCGAGGCAACACCAATCGCTGTTAGTGAACCTTGTAATTTAGATGAAGCCTGTTGAAATTCATTAGCCGATTTAACGGCTTTATCCATGCCTTGAGTAAACTGGGCTGAGTCCGCCGATAACCGAGCGCGGACTTCCATGGTTGGTGACTCAGCCATTTATCTCCTAGCCTTCGCTCTTCTCTCGGCTTTCTCGCGCTCTTTTTCTTTGAGAAGATAGAACGCGTTCCACTCAGTTAATTCCATACTGCTAAGTGGGCGGTGGGATTCACTTCCGTAAAGAAGTTCTCCCACCGTCCGACCTAACTTTTCTGCTAGTTCAAAAAGAAACCGTCTTTCAGGATTCTTGAGGAAATCGCGCCTGTGATTCTTCTACCGCCTTTTCACCTAGACCTGAACTGCCAAGAGCCTTTGTTGCCAAACGCTCAATGACTGCGCCATTCTTTGAAAGAATCGCTTCACGGTCATTCTCGGTAAAGACTGGTAGACCCGTTTCAGGGTCAAACACAGTTGCGATAACAGTCTTTGCGTACATATTAGAAACATCGACCTTATCTGCCGAGGTTGCCCCCTCAGTAAGTGTTGCTCTTTGTCCTGCTGTCATAGAACGAATCTCTACTGCAACTCCCCATTCAGGGACTTCCAATAATTCCTTCGTAATATCGTCAGCCGAAAATATCTTTCCGCGTAAATCTGCCATTTTTTTCTCCTTGGGACACTAGGTTGGTCACGATAATTTATTAAGTTTTTTTGAATCAATTCCTATGATGAATAGGTACCGCGTGTGATGGCACCTGTTACTTGGAATTCAGCAGAGTATGACACTACATCTCCGATTGCACCACTCTTCTCGTAAGAAGTAAGGATGCACTCTCCTGTGTACTTGACGAACCCATTTGTTGAGCCTTCAGGACCGTACTCGAATGAAAGAGACGCCGCTTGACCTAGAACTCCAGCCAAGTGAGCATCAACTGTTGCATCAAAGTTTCCTGCGACGCTGAGTGTTGAATCTGTCAAACCAACTACATAAGACTTTGCTGATGAACCAAAAGTGCTGGTCTCCGCTGTGTCTACTGACTGTGGGAATGAAACATCTGTAAGTGTGTCTGAAATGTTAGTAAGTGTTCCAGCCGCATTGTCTACCTTGAATACGGTGGATTTACCATGACGAAATGTAGGCATTTTTTTACCTCCTAGTAAAAGCCACCACGGGGGTAGCCGAGCCTGTTGAACCTGCAACCGTGTAGTTCACGCGTAGGTATCTGTTTACTGTTGTACCACTAGCAACCTCAACTCTTTCGGAAGTTTTGGCTGTACTGCTGACCACGGTAAAAGTTACCAAGTCAGCAAAAGTTGAATCATCTGCTGAGTGTTGGATTTTTACTGTGATATTTCCATTACGGGTATTTACTGGAACTGATAGAAAACCTGCTCCACCGTTAGCGGTTGAGGCTCCGTTATCTACGCCTGTTCCATTTCCAGTCGCGGAAACAGTAGAACCTGAAGAAAGAATCTTCCCGTGTTCAACTGCATCTGTTGATTGGAATTCTGCGCTTGCTTGAACAATATCTGCGATGGCACTTGAGACCTCGTAAGATGTATCGTCCGCAACTAACACAATCGCTCCTGCTCCAACTGAATTACCTTCAGGAGCAACGATTAGTTTAATTTTTGTGGCTGAACCAAGAGCGGTTGCAAAGAATTGGTCAGTTCCAACTGATTCGGTGGCTTCAAACATTCCTGATAGGGAAACTGTTCCATCGCGGTGACCGACTACATAAGATTTTGCGCTTGTACCGAAGGCACTTGTTTCAGCGGTGTCAATAGTTGTTGAAGCGCTGACATTGTTAAAGTAGGTAGAAAAGTCATACTGGTCTAAAAAGACATTGACATTTTTACCATGGCGAAATGTAGGCATTATTTCTCCTCAACTGGGCGTTGATGTGGGGTGCCATCTTGAATAAAACCATCGCCATCAATATCTGTGGCATCAGGGTCAAAACCATCTTCGACAATAGGTTCTTCAACCTTTTCGATTACTGGTTTAGCCTTGGGTTCTTCTACAACAGGCTCTACGATTTTTGTTGTTGGCTTATCAGCATCTTCGATAATGCCTGATTCCAAAAGCCACTTGACCGAGGTTGCTGGTAAATCTTCAACAATTTTTCCAGCCTCGGCGCGTTTATTAGGTGGGTAATCAATACCCTGTAAGACTCTATAACGAGCCATTAAAACCTCCTCCGTGACAGCACATGGGTAACCCAAGTAACCGTCAGGTCACTCGGACAC